ATCATACAACGCAAGCCACTCACGCATAAACGTACCCATCTCAGGCTTGCCTTTGTATGCGACAGAGTTGTTAGCCAAGGCTCTCTGTCCTTCATTTTCCCACCACTGTCCTGCCTTGGCGTGACGCATCTGGTCATCATTTAAGTTACTAAGACTGATAAGAGCAGAGCGCCTTACCCCACCTACGACAACAATCTCCCCAATCTTACACATCAAATCATGACACTCAATCGGAAACAGTCTACGTCCTGACGCTTTTTTAAATACCTCTACAGTAAACGTGAACAAGTCCACGAGAGGTTGTGGGCCAGAAGCTCTTCCCCCCATGACCTTCAAACGTTCTCCAGACGCACGAACTTCTGATACATCCCATGTAGGAATCTGTCCTGCGTACAACAGGGCAATCAACTCTCTGTATGCTTTTGCCCATCCCGGTTTGCTATCTGCAACTTTGATAACGGTTTCAGAGTTATTCATTGCGTCGCTAACTACAGGCATCTTATCAACGTTACTACGCTCAACAGAAAATCCTACACCAGTGCCACACATAAGGATGTACATGCACTCATCAAACGAACGAGGACTATCTACAGGAATGTACGAACAGTTGTACCCACATACATTATCTCGTTCTAACGCAGCACCAGATGTCATCATGGCTCTCATGCTTGGCATAACTTCCAAACCTAAAATAGCATCATGTATTTCAGAAAGGTCTTTCTTTGGTATATCAAAATTGTGTTTATCTTTAACATGATTTGTCATAAAGTTTGTGTAACGATATACAGTCTCATGCCAATCTTCTCTGCGTTCTTCATCCTCAATCCAACGAGCATATCGTGATTTGTGAATGAATTGTTGATATGGGGTGGGTAACATATTATTCATCGTTCATACCTTCCTTCGGATAATATACGTCTACATGACTATTACAATTTGGGCAGTGTAAATTAGTAACTATGCTATACATCGAATCTTCTTCTGATATATCATGGTCTCCACCCCATATTAATTCTGTTCTACAATGCCAGCATTTCATTGTGGTTTCTCCTTTTCTATTTCTATTAGTCTTTTAAGATAGAACTCTGCTTTTTTAAGGTCTTCAAGTCCGTTTTTGTACCTGTATCGCCAGAGGTATTTGAGGATGTTTCCTTGGAGATAGAACTCATAGCCTGAACCCGTCGCCGCTTCGATTGCGTCGAGGCACTCGATACCTGCCTGATTGTAGTGTGGTGGATTGTCGACCATGTTAACATTTCCGTACGCTTCCTTTCCCGCTTGTTCGTTTTCTTCTATCTTTTTCATTATGTTCATGTAACTTGTCACTGCGTCTCTCCGAAATTTACTTTCACAATGTTATCTTCTCGCGCAACAATCTTATCTATTGCCTCTTCCCCATTTTTACTTTCAGGTTTGAAGGACTCTGCCATTGCAATAAAGCTGAGACGAGCAATTCCTGCATCCCACACACGGTCAAAATCATTCTCCATTAACTCAATCATACCAGACAACATAACCATACCAGCAGGTACGTCTTCTATATTAAAGTCATTTTTTGTTGTGTCGTACGCCGTCATAGAAAACGAATCTTCGTCCTCGTAGTTCATGATTAGATAGTACCTGTCAGGTAACAGACTTGCTGCTTCTACTTTCTTCTTTATATCATCAGTCATCGTTGTCTGCCTTTCTTAACCATTCGGCTGGTATGTGTTTTTCTGACCAATCAAACCCATGTCGGATGCACCAATCAGCATATGTTGTTTTGCTTCCCCTGTATATCTTATTACGACAATTCATAAAAACAAACCGTATGTCAAGTTCAGGATGCTGCTTCTTTATCAAAATCATCTTCACTCTGTCTGGCTTAGACAACTCGCCTTTTGCCTCAATGTAGATGTCTGTCTCTGGTAGGTAAAAGTCTGGAGTGTATGTTTTAGGGTCAGGTATGTACGTCAGTCGTTTTGTTTCGTATTCGAACGGTATGTTCTTTTCTTTCAAACTACGTGCCAAGCTGAGTTCAAACTGTGACCGGTATCCTGATTTTCTATTTGCAAATTTACGTTTCATATTATTAAATTTATCGAGTTGAGTCTTTGTTTTAGATATCCTGCGAGTTTTGGGGATAGTCTTTGAATAGCATCTAGTTCTTTTGTGAGCGGTGCTAGTGGTACGCAAATGTTTGCTCCCTGATTAGATAGTTGTCGCATCTTTAGTAATTCATTCTCAACGGTACGTGCATCTCGTTCGTACGTTTCTGCACGTAGAAACCCATCTTCAGAGTAATTCTCTCTCAGTGTAATAGGCATACCTTTTTCATGCTGGCGAAGAAATACAACACGTCTTTCTCCCCCTGTGCCAGAGTGTGCCTCTATGTACGCATGATGTAAGTCCTCATTCAAAGCCATGAGGTCTATATCGTATTCTCTCATAAGAATGTACGGCATTAGATTTCTTTCTTTTTTAATCTAGTATACCATGTCTTGGGTGGGTTCTTAGCTTGTGAGGTTACTTTTTCTCGTAAGATTGCATCAGGCCAACAATGTGCGCGGTAACCACAGAAACCACACACACGAGGCAGTATCTTATTCCCCGTCTTAATAATCTGTCCTTGTCTACGATAAGTCTCGTCTTCTGGTTCAAACTTTACAAACGGTGCGTCAGGGTCATTCAGTATCTTTACACGACGCTTTGCTTCTTCCAAATACTTGTGTTTATCTGTATCGTGCCATTCAGGAACAGGCACTTCAAGTATTTCTCCAGATGACTTGTTTACGACTAGCCAACCACCAAACGGCATACCCATTGCCTCACCATACAGAAAGCCCTGCATGATGTACCCAAACGGGTCTTCATCGAGCAACTTCTCGTACCCGCCAATCCACTTATTCTTAAACGCCCAATCACTGGCAGACTTAATATCCCACACCCTGTCAATGCCCATAGAATCGCGCAGGATGAGGTCAAGCGTACCTCTGACTATATACCCATCAAGATGTAAAGAACAACGCTCCTGTGCGCCTCTAATATCTGCACCAGACTCTCGCAATATTAGCATTACTGCTGCTTCAGTCAAGTCACCAAACAGAAAGCGGAACACAGCATTGTATTCCATATCCTCTTTGATACCATCTCTGTCCAGCATTTGCTGACACATGGGGCGACCAAGACCAGACATGCGAACGTACCATTCGCGCTTTTCACGTTTTAATTGTTTGGCGGCAGCTTCACGACAGTCTTTTTCAAACTCTTCAAGTGAAGCAGGGGAGACATCAAGTTCCCCCCTGCTTGCTTTATCCAAAAAGTCTTGGATACTAAGCAGCGTCAACATCAGTAAAGTCGCGATTCTGCTCCATCACATAGTTATTATGTGCAGATACAGTCTCAGCAAACATACCCATCAGTTGCTTATCAGCCTCAGTAATTGGTACTTCACCGTGCAAAGTCGGTACAGGAATCCAGTAAGTGACACTGCCTTTCTTTGCCTTTGACGTTGCAAGATTAACCATCTGGCGTTGCATCAGCTTCTTCTGACGGGACAGCCCATCAATAAAGTCACCAATCGGCTTGTACCCCGAACGCTTAAAGTACGCCACAACAGGCTGGGCATCCAAAGTCACTTCCGTGCCATCTGCAGCGTTAAACGTACCCGATAGTTGACCATAGATTACCTGATTACAGACAACGGCACGAGAACGCATTTGCGCCTCTTCAGATGCAGTCTCTTCTTCATCACGAGACAAGCGGCCACACTTATTATTTCCTTCCGTATCAGGAAACTCTCCAGATATCGTAGGCTTCTGGACAGACTTACATTTAAAAGCCCCCTCGTCTGCATCCCACAAACTATATTCGAACGTACGCAATATAGGACGTAACTGCACAGTCGGAGCGTACAAGAACCTGCCGTCCACGTACACCTTCCAATCCCCTCTCGTAAGAGCAAGTCCCTCTTCCGTTTCCATATCGTAGTTTATATTTAGTCGCGGTAAGCCCGTTTGCCTCTGTTGGGTCTGCTGACCAGAAGCTGCCATCAAAGCAGTTTCGTCATCAGAGTTAAACGCTGCTACCAAAGAGTCCAATTCAGTATTTACAAGATTTCCCATTCGATTCTCCATTTCCGATTAGGGTTGCGTAGATTGATTCTACACATTGACTTCAGTTAAGTCAAGCCAGTTGTATCCCATTTTTAACTCAATGTCAACAGGCATTGTATATTGTATACCATATCGCTTTTCTGCTTCTTCAGGTATCGCTAACATTGCCTTAACCATCAATTTGATACAAATATCTTTTTCGTCAGGGTGTACGTCCATAACAATGGAATCATGTACGGTGTTACAGATTACAGACTGTAAATTATTTTTTTTCACTAGGTGGCTAAGACGTACAAGACACATGGGCAACAGGTCTGCAGTTGCAAACCCCTGCACAGGATAGTTGCAGATGGCGGTACGATTTGTAGCTGTACCCCATTCTGTCCACTTTGCATCTGGAAAAGCATACTGTCTGCCTGATGGTAGTTTAATTTGCTTATGCTTTACAGCTTCTCTCTGTAGCCTCTCGTGCCACTCCTTCACACCTGCGTACTTCTCCTTAAACGCACGGTAATACCTTTGCTGGTCTTCAGTGCCACTCACGCCACCGTACAACGGCTTGAAGGTATGTGCCTTGGCTTCTTGTCGGGTACACCCTATCACACTGGCAGTATAGCTGTGTACGTCTGTGCCTGCTTCTACATCTGTTAGGATGCCGTCATCGTTAGCTAGGTAACCAGCAACACGAAACTCTAGCTGAGAATAATCCCCCTCAAGTATCTGACCACCTTCGAACCTGCTCTCGACCACTTTGCGTATAGCAAAGGTGCTTCCACGTGGCATATTCTGAAAGTTAGGATTGCGGCTCGAAAGGCGACCCGTCGCCGTAACACACTGCATAAATTCTGGATGTATGAAACCATTCTCGTCAACATTGTTTTGCATCCCTTCAACAAAGGTACTTAGATAGGTACGCAGGGCGTTGTACCGCACGTACGATTCGGCAAAGTCACGGGCCGCACCATTAAGTTCTGGCGCACGTTCCTCAAGCGTAACCTTGTCCGTTTTAAAACCAGCAGACGCAACGTCCATAGGATTGCGAGGCACAAGTTTAAAACCAGCTACCTCACCGGTACTGCGGTACAGGACACCCGTACCCCTGCATGTCTTGCAGATTCGTACCGCTTTACTTGGTGTACCATCCTTGCGTGATGGATGAAAGCGTCCTTCACCATCACAGTCTGGACAACGTTGCCCTTCTGTCTTGTACACTACACGTGTCAAACCGCGTACGTTTTCTTTAAACTCTTTAGCTCTCATGCGGGTACGCATCTTTGGCTTACGAGTAGAACCGCGCACCTCATGTCCCAGATTGAACACCTGCGACCAAAGTGTTTTGTCTGCAACTTTGCGTGAATACAACAGCATCGACCTGTCGTCTGGGCTGGCAAGGTTGATAGGCGTGTCACCCATAGCATCACGTGCCAAGCTATCCAAACGCATCTCTAGTTCGTGCATCTCAGTTTCGTATTCTTCTCGTATCTGTTCAAGTGTGTCGAGGTTTATCTT